ATCGGGCCAGCTCCAACACTTGATGCATTTTTTCCATTTGGTGGAGCTGATTACATTGCAAGCCGTGAGGAAGCAATGAGTGTGCCAGCGATTGCACGCGCAAGAAACATGATCTGCAATTCAATTGCAACTGTGCCATTGGTAACCCGTGACAAGGACACCGGGCAAATTGTGGAACAACCTGTTGTGATCAACGAGCCGGATAAACGGGTACCAGGAGCAGCATCATGGGTGTGGGCTTGTGAGGATTTACTTTTTACGGGATTTTCATATTTTCAAATACAATCGGTTTTTGCAGATACAGGCCGCGTGCGCGAAATGTGGCGTGTTGCTCCAAATCGCGTTGGCGTTTTTTTAAACGATAAAGGCACGCAAATTGAGTATTACACAGTCGATGGATCTCGTGTGCCAGATTCAGGCCCGGGCAGCTTAATTGTATTTTATGGCAACGATGAAGGATTGTTGAATCGCGCAGGTCGCACAATCCGTGCTGGTGCAGAGCTTGAAAGAGCTGCCGCAATGTATGCACGCGAACCGGTGCCATCGATGGTTTTGAAATCTAATGGCACAGCATTGCCAGCTGACCGCATTGCCAAATTGCTTGATGCGTGGGGTGCAGCTCGTAGAAATCGCGGCACAGCTTTTCTCAATGCTGATATTACAATGGAAACTGTTGGCTTTACACCAGAGCAAATTGGTCTCAATGCTGCACGCGAAATAATTGCGACCGAACTAGCTCGTGCCGTGGGTATTCCGGCTTACTTTATTGACGCGCCAACAGGCTCCTCCATGACATATGCAAATGCCAGCACAGCGCGTCAAACCTTGTTGGATTTTTCACTTTTGCCGTTAATGAATAGCATTGCTGGTCGTTTATCAATGCCGGATTTCACACCACAAACACAGCGTGTGGAATTTGATTTGAAGGCATATTTGCGCGGATCAGAAAAAGAGCGTGCAGAAATTTATAAGATTTTATTTGAAATTGGTGCGATTACCACCGATGAAATTCGACAAATGGAGGACATGATCTCATGAAGCTAACAACACCAATGCAAATCACCGCAGCTGATTCAAATGAACGCACAATCAGCGGCCGCATTGTTGCTTTTAATGAGCACGCAAATGCATCAACAGGCAAAGTTGTTTTTGCTCGTGGATCAATTCAACCTCAAGATGTTTTTTTGAACCTTGAGCATGACAACACACGCAGAATTGGGAAAAGCATCGCCATGAGCGTAAACGATAAGGAAATGACAGCCACATTTAAGATCGCTAACACCACAGCTGGCACCGATGCGCTTACTGAGGCAATGGAAGGCTTGCGCGATGGATTTTCCATTGAATTGGCCGTGGACAATTACGAAATGCAAAAGGATGGCACAATGAAGGTCATTAATGGCCAGCTCACAGCCGTTGCATTGGTTACGGAGCCGGCTGTGCGATCAGCTCGCGTTTCTGAGGTAGCCGCATCAGAGGATTCTGAAACTGACACAGTTGCAGATACAACAAACCAAAATGAAGGAGACAAAGTGGAAAACACTACCGAACAAGCCGCTCCTGCCGTTGAACCGGTAGCAGCTCCAGAAGTCGCACCTGCACCTGTTCAGGCATCGCGCCCAGCTTATTACACAGCACCACGCTCACCAATTGTGGACAAGGTTTCATACCTTGAGCACTACCTACGCGCAAGCGTTTTGCATGATGAGGATTCACGCCAGTATGTCAAGGCAGCTGATAACACAACATCAACCGCACCCGGCATGATTCCAACACCACAAAGCACACAGGTTATTAATGCACTTGCAAATGCTGATCGTGGTTGCATCGATGGCATCAGCCGTGAAACATTAGTTGCAGAAGGCATGACATTTGAATTGCCTCGTGTAAACGCTGTTCCAAGCGTTGATGCAATTGCAGAAAATGGCGCAATTACAGAGTCATCACTTTCAGCAACATTTCTTTCTGTTGGTGTTCAGCCTTTCAAAGGCCGCGCAATTTCAACAGTCGAATTGATCGACCGCAGCCGTCCAGAGTATCTAACAGCTTTGCTCCAGAATCTTGAATTTGCTTATGCAAAAGAGACTGATGAGTATGCATTGGCAGCAATGCAAGCGGCAGTCACTACAACAACAGCACAGGCAGCCAATTCAGCAACCGGATTCCTTGGATACACATCTCAGGCAGCCGCAGCTGTTTATGGCTCATCACTTGGATTTGCTCGCTCATTGATCGTTTCTCCAACACAATGGGGCAACATCATGGGATACAACGACAATGGCGCACCTCTTTACAATGCAGCGCAGCCATCAAACGCTGCCGGTAATGTTCGCGGTGACAGCTTGCGTGGTGTAGTTTCACCGGGCTTGAACCTTTATGTTTCACGCTCATTTGGTAACGCTGGCACAACAACAGCTGATGGCGATTCATCAATGGTAGTTGTGAACCCAGACTCATACACATGGTACGAAAGCCCACGCTTTACGCTGAGAAGTAACATAAACAGCGATGGAACCATCGACATTTTGTACTACGGCTACGGAGCACTCGCAGCCAAGGTGCCAAATGGCGCACAGTTCAACAACCTCGCTTAATTAACAATCAATCATCGGTGATGGTCGCTCCCGAACATCGCTGATACGAAAGGAACCGAGATGCCAGCAATTGTCACAGCCTCACAGCTGAGGTCGATCCTTGGTGTCTCGGTTTCTTTGTATTCTGATGCTCAGCTTGATTCATTTATAGATTCCGCTGAACAAACGATTTTGCCTTTACTTACGCAATACCAATCATCGGTGACTTTTGCCAATGTGGATAATTCCGTCATTTATTTCACCACAATGCGGCCAAATTACTTTGTGCCGGGTCAATCTGTTGTTGTTACCGGGGCCGGAACTTACAGCGCGACCTATACAGTCACCGATGATCGGATTGAGCCTTACCTTTTCACAGCTGCAACAGCTGAGGCTGATCGCACATATCCATTGCCATTTATCCCAACGGCAACAGCAACATTGAGCGGATCATCGGCAGCGGCTTTGTACGCATCCACACCACCAATTGAAAATGCAATCTTGGTTGTGGCGGTTGAGATTTTCCAGAGCATTACAGCTCCCGGCAATCAAATCATGTCAGACAGTTTTCAGCCTGCACCATTTGTACTTGGCCGCAGCTTGACCAATAGAGTGATTGGCCTCTTAGGCCCATTTATTGATGTTGAAACGATGTGCCAATGAGCATCGAATCGGTTGTGCGTACACCACTCAAAACAGCTTTGTCATCGATCGCTGCCAATGTGTACAACGGCATCCCAGAGACAATGACATCACCAAGCATCTGTTTGATCCCGAATTCACCATATTTGGAAAGCGTTTTAATTAATGGCGCAACAACAAAAGTCAAAGTCAATTTAACTGTGACAGGTGTTGTTACTTATGCCAACAACGCGGCAGCTTTAGACAATTTGGAAACATTAATGATCTCAATCATTGGCGCAATGCCAAATGGTTATGAAGTACGCGATGTATCAGCACCTCAATCATTGGAAGTCGGAGCGGGTAAATACCTTGTTGCCGATTTACAAGTCAGCACTTATTACACAAACTAAGGAGAAATCATGGCAACGACAATCATCACTGGCAGAGATATCACTTTCACAATTGACAGTGACAATTTCGATGCCCAAGCAACATCTGCAACATTGACTGTTGATTCAACAATCAATACATATCAAACTTTAGATGGCAAAGCGTATTTCACCACGGATTCACAAGGATCTTTTGCGGTTGAAATGCTTGCAGATTGGGGCGCGGCTGGTTCGCTTTGTGAAGCATTGTGGACAGCAGCATCATCTGCACCAAATACAGCATTGCCTGTTGTGCTTGTTGCAGATACAGGCGCATCATTTGCATTTTCTGTGCAGCCAGTATTTCCATCAGCTGGAGGTACAGCACCGGATGCACAAACAGTTTCGTTATCATTTACCTGTGTCACAACACCAGTTTTGACAATTAGCTAACAAAAAGAATCGGGAGCAATAAATGAAACTACCAATCACAATTGAATATACAGATGGCAATGGTGAAACATACATTGCACATCCGGCAGAGTGGGCAAAATGGGAAAACAAGACAGGCAACACGATTGGACAAGCTCAAGACAAAATGGGCGTGTCTGATTTGTTGTTTTTGGCGTATCATGCAATGAAGCGTGAAATGGCCGGAAAGCCTGTCAAACCATTTGAGATTTGGTGCGAAACTGTCAGCGATATAATTGTCGGTGATGCAAGCCCAAAAGTTACAAAGCCGGAAGTATAAACAGGATTCTTTGGGAGGTGGCCATTGCAAGCGGCCAACCAATCAGCGAATTTAGAACAGCTGAGGATTTATTAACAGCAATTGAGATAATGGAGAGGCGCAATGGCTAGCAAATCAACCAGAGACACCGGCACATTTTCTTTTACTGTTGAGCCTTTAGAACTCAAAAACCTGTTTTCTCTTTTGTCAGCTTTGCCCAAAGAGGTACAAGGCGAGGTGCGAGATCAAGCCAATATGATGTCAAAACGGCTGGCCGGCCAGCTGATTCAATTTGGCTTGGTTTCGCCTACGCCACAGGCAAAATTGGTTGTTCAATCAATCACCACGCCACGCGATCGTTTGATCCGTGTTGATATTGGCGGCACAAAGCTTGTTGGCCGAAAGTATGGCGGCAACACAAGCAAAAATGGCAAGCGCACAAATCAAAAACGAGCACAAGCTGGAGCGTTGATGTGGGGTTCAGAATATGGCTCACATCCGGGCGTTGATAGGCGTGGCCGTAAGTATACAAACAGATTTAAGGCCGCTTCCAATCCGGGCGGTTATTGGATCACACCAGCTGTTGATTGGTACACACCTGTGGTCGCTAAGGAATATATTGCAATGGTTCAAACCATCATCAGATCGAACGGATTAGAATAATGGCCAGAATTCCAAAAGTCACAGTCACTTTTGATGCTGATCTTAATCAGCTGAAAAGCGGTGTCAAAAGCGCAACAACTGATGTTGATTCATTTTCAACCCGTGTCAGCGATTTTGGCAAAAAAGCGGCCGTGGCATTTGCCGCAGCTAGTGCGGCCATCGGTGCATTTGCCATTG